CATTGGTACGCACGTGTGAAAAGTATTACAGGTAAGACGAAATTTACTGTGCCTATGCAGCGTAAGTCAGGTGATCCATGGACTTACTTTGGTAATACGATTTTTCTCACATGTGTATTGAGGAACTCAATTGAATCAATGGGTTATGAAATCAATTATATGATGGTGAGTGGTGACGATTCTTTGATATGGAGTACATGTCCTAAAGAGGAAGAGCAAATACTTGTGTCAACGTTGGCCCGTGATTTCAATTTAGACGCAAAATTGATTAAGGCAAAATCTCTATACTTTTGCTCGCGATTTCTTGTGGAAGTCAATGAATGCATGTATCTGGTGCCTGACCCGGTGAAAATCATGGTGAAACTGGGTAAGAAAGACGTGCGAGACAGAGGGCATGTCGAGGAATTGCGTATTGCCTTGTTGGATCAAATAGATTCGTACAAGTTTATAGAAATACGTGAGGCCGTAGAAATGGCTGCGCAAGATAGATACAAGTCGCCCATGCTACAAGAAGTGATGGAACAGATGTATGCCGCTGCCTTCTACAAAAAGACTTTTGACTCTCTGTATGCTGATACCGAGGCTGCCATAAGGATGGCTATTCTGGTGGATGAGCACTTAGTCCTGGAAAGCACCAAGAGGTTTGTCATGCATGATGACCTCGTGAGGAAGAATGTGTTGAGATTTGATGGTCCAAGGCTGGAAGCATATATGCGCGATGTGGGCAAAAACGCTGGTAAGCGCATATTGATTACTTTCAAGAAGGAATTTGTTCCTCAAGGCACGAGAATAATAGCGGATTTTTCACAAGAATTCAGATATCAAGAGTTCCTGGATGTTATTAACGAGTCGTATCGTGATTAAGCGAACCATGAGCGGTGTTTATAAAATATTACAAATAGTCAAGAACTTCACTTATTATCTGATCATATTCAATAATTGTTAAACAAATAGTCAAGAAGAACGTTGCATAATGACGTTAAATGAATGTTGTATACGTTTTGCTGTGACGCTGGTGATACTGGCAGTTATAGCTGCTCCATTCATATATTATGTACTACACGACGATGGAAAACAGTTTAACGAGCTGACACATTGCATAATGCAATGTTTGAAAAATGAAACGTGCGTGGACGCTTCCAAATGTGTACCGCATTGCTTTTGAGAGGGATTTCAGCTCTCGGGTGACCGAAATTGTTAAACTTACATTCATATATCTGACTTTCTTTTCTT